GCAGCTTCTCGTCCGGGAACTCTTCGCCAAGCTCCACCAGGGCGCCCCGCTTGGACTCCAGGCCCAGTTGCATCTTGACCATAAGCTCGTTGAGCTTCACCAGTTGATCGATCGGCAGCGGCGACTGGAAGACACACTGGTTCTCGTAGGTCACCGGGTCCATGGGGTCCAGCATCGGTAGCTGGTCATCCCGGAGCGGGGGATCCCACTCCGGGTTGTAGACCAGCGTCTCCGGCTCTTTCATAAAGAGCGTCTTCAGTGCCAGCCGGTTGACTTCGGAGAACCCTTCGCCGTACTGGGTGGCCTTGAGGTGGAACCGGTTCATGAGCGGTTGGTACTGGATGGCCAGAGCCACACCGCTGGTGTTAGAGATGGCCTGCTCTTCACCCAGGGCGGTCACCGGTACGCCGGTCATCTCGTGCATGGCCCGTTTCAGAACGTCCAGCAGCTTGATGGCCTCCTCGATGCCCCGAGGGTCGAAGAGCAGGTTCTCTACCCGAGCCTCCTTGTTGGGGATGCTCCAGGTCTGGTGGGTGCCCTTCTCCAGGTTGGCGGCGCGGGCGCCAATCACCACCGTTACCGGCGCCGCATGATAATTGACGATGTCGCAAATATCTGTGGCGGTTTCGTTATATTGCCGGTTGAGCGGAGTGATGTCTTGTATGTCGGGCATGCCCCACGGCGATGACGCGATCGGCATATTGCTGATGTGGACAATGGGGATCTCGCCCAGGGGATTGGGGCGGGCGTCGATCAACTCATCGTTGACGTACTCCTCGACCTGGTCCTCAGTCAGCAACTCGGTGTAGGTGAAGACCTGGCGAGTACCCTCTGCCGAAGTCCCCCAGAAGCGGTATTTGAGCTTGAACCTGATGAGCCTCTTGCGATCATGGGGATGCCACTCCGGGAAGCAGAACGCCGCGTTCAGCGGGAGGATCCGCACGCGTCCCGGATGTGGCATCCCCGATGGGTCGCTCCACGGCTCTTCGTAGGCCACCTTCACGAAGCAATCGCCGGTGACCGATCCCATCGATCCCATCTCCCACAGCAGGGACTCCTTCTTGTTGTCCCTCTCCCAGATGCGCTGCAGCCGGGTGGGCACGATGGCCCCGGTGGCGTCGGGCGAACGGAATGACACCCCCTTGCCGAAGACGAAGTTCGTCGTGAAATCCGACAGCGCCCTGGTGTAGTTGAAGGTGAGTTGCGGCTCACCCAGGTCAGGCCGTTGTGCCCAGTGGTAGCCCAAATAGAAGGCCCAGTTCTGTGCGTACCGGTTAAGCCTGGGGCCGTGGACCTCAAACTCTTCATCGGCAAGCTCCACCAGCCCGAGCGGGCTGATCTGGATCGTCAGGTCAGACGACGCCGCTCGATAGCTGGGGGACTGGAACTGAATGGACATTTACCGTGAGGCCAACATCTGCTGGTAGTAGGCCCACTGGGTGCGGGGCAGCTTGCGACGGCTGTGCTGCTTGGCGATGCGGTCCACCTGCTGCTGATGCTTCTGCGCCTGGGTGGTAGCGGCTAAGGCGGCGGGCCGAGGGCGGAATCGCTCCAGGTGCGATGAGTCACCGACCGCCATTTACCGCTCTCGCTCCCCGGCGCCCATGGCTTGCCGCTCTTTACCGCCGCTGGCAGCCCCGGACTCATAGAGTCCCTCCGTCTGCTCCTTGTAGACGTTGTCGCTGACACCGGGCCGGTAGATCTGGTCGATCATGCCGCCCAGGGCGCTGGGGCCTGGGGCGCGACCGTACGTGCGCTTGGGGTCCGACGACATGGGATTGGCGTGCGGGTCGCGCCGGTCATTCCACAGCGTGTCGATGTCCATGTACTCGATCGGCACGCCCTTGACCTTGGGCTGGTCCATCAGAACAATCTCCCTTGCCCTGGATGTTGCTCAAACTGACGAGGATTTTTCGTGGGCGGGTACGCCTGGTGTTCACTGGGAAAGTTCGCCGCCAACTTCGTCTTCCCAGCAGCCGAAGCAGTTTCATGGCGGCGGATGGTTTCCTCACCCCACTGGGTGGCCTGAGCCTGCTCGACGTGGGTCAGGCCCCGCTTCGCCATGGCCTGGCGGGCGACGTAGTCGGACAAGGCGTGGAAGCTGGCCCGCGGCACGTTTGACTGCCGGGAGGCGTACTCGATCACATGCTCGCGCCTCGACTTCTCACGCATGGGCTTGCCGCTCTTCAGGAGTCTGGGGTTACCTTTTGGGTCAGTCAGAATCGGCTTCTCGGTACCCAGGTGGGGAAGCATGCCGCCACCACCAGAGTGGATGTCGGACACGAAGAACTGAGGGGTGCCGCCCAGCCAGGCATTGTGGTAGGCCCCGGTCTTCGGGCCGAACCCACCCTTGCCACTGGTACCGGCGTCGGTTTCCGCGATCGACTTGCCCTGGCGGATGACCTGGTGGGCACGCTCCAGGGCCTTGGCGGCATTGGCCGGATAACCACTGCGGGCGTGGCCAGTCAGAGGATGCTCCGGATCGTCCTTACTCCAGGAGTCGGGATCCTTACCAGCACTGATGTGGCGGATGATGTGATCGGCAAGCTCCGCATTGGGGTAGCTCACCTTGCCGGTCTTCTTCGACTCGTACTTGAACTTCATGTTGGGCGAGGTGTCGGCATTGACCGCAGCTACCAGACCCAGGGACGTGCCATGCTCCGTGGCCGACCGCTGCAACCGCTGCGCCGCCTCGCCATGGGTGTAGAAGGTCTGGGCATAGGGATCGTCAGCGCCGTGGGAACGCGCCCGCAAATACCCCTGATCCAACTGGGCACCAAAGGATCGCTCCATGGACTCCGGTGTGGCGCCGCCCAAACGCTTGACCTCCTCCAGAGTCCGGGCCTGCTCCTCCGGGGTGTGTTCCTCCCAGCGCTTGGGCCGGGGCCGCGCCTGGGGATCCTCCATGCCAGGAAGCTGCTGGTCGTACATGGTTGAGCGACCGGGTTTGTGATGCTCTCCGAATCCGTAGTGTTCGTACGCCTGGCGGGGCGTGAGATTCAATCGCTTCTGTTCCGTGAGGCCGAGTTCCGGGCGCTCGCGAGCCAGCTTGTTGTGCTGCTCCGTGGCGTAGTCCACCACGTCCTTCGTGCGCTCCTGACCTGCCTTGCTGCGCTCCCAGTTCGTCCGCTTCCTTACTGAGGCGCGCGTCTGGGCTACGTCTACCTTCTTCTGGGCAGCCTGTTTGGCCTGCCGCTCCTGGGCCGCGGCGTGGGCCTTGGTCCCAGGCCGGGGCGCCCTGGCCCTCTGGGCGCCGGTCTGCGAGGGCTTCACCGGGGCGGGTTGGTTAGGAGGCGCGCCTTCAGTCGGCACCACGGAGAACTGGCGCCCCGCGCTACGGCGGCGCCTTATCGTCTCCGGCGGTGCTGCCCCGGCATCCCACTCCTCGACCGCCGCCATGTCAGTCGGTGACGACTTCGGGCGCCCTTCGCTTCTGGATTCCTCCGCTGCGCTGCACCTCTTCGTAGCGCACCTCAGCCTGGTCAGTGAAGGAGCCGTGAGCGAACTCGCCCAGCATGGTGGGGGCGTCGATCCAAGCTGCCGAGCCGACGTGGGCGCGTTCCGCCATGGTCTCCTCCGGCATCTTGAACTGGGTGTTGGGATCGATGTGGTTGATCCGACCGGGAGCCGACACCATAAATTCCGTCATTCCCCGTGAGAAATCGGAAGGAATATCTGTGTCGGTAGACAGGCCCTCCTCAAAACGCAGCGGACCACGACCGCCTGGCTGGTTGGGAGCCACGGTGTGATCGAAGGTGTACGTTCCCTTCTCGGGGAACTGGGGATCGGGGCTAGGCATGGGCGAATCCTCCCAATGGCGGGCTGTATTGAAGGCTAGGTCGGGTACCCACGCCCCCCTTTGTCACCCAGTACCCTGGTGACGTGTCGTTGTCAGATCAGTGGGCGCACAACACCTCGATGGAACGTGCGCTGGGCAGCAACGTGGCAGCTATGCCGAACGCTCCCGCCGCTGGCGAGGCCGAACCGTCCGGCCCCGGCGCGCCCCCGACGCCCATGGCGTCGTCTGGATCTCCACCTGGGGCACCATCAATACCTGACTCATGATGGTGGCGCAGGCCAGAGAGTCGACGTAATCGTCATGCGCTCCGGCCTCGTTGGGCGCCCCCACCAGGAGATGTGCCCCCTTGTAGGTCTTCTCCACGTCGATCATCTGCTGGCGAAAACGCCGCCACACCCTGGTCTTCTTGGCCCTGGGGTGGGCGGGCCAAGACAGCAGGCCCCGTTGCAGTAGCTGCTGCAGATGCTTCCACCGGGCCGACTGATCTCCGATCTGGGAGGACAACGGCTCGACCTGCACCTTGGGCAGGAGCCGCTTGAGCCGGTCCGCGGCCACGTCTCCGATCCCCTGGGCATCCACGCCACAGGCCACGATGGAGTAGTTGGAAAAAAAATCGACCAGGCGGAAGAATTGCTCCTCCCAGTTTTCCCCGTGCATCTCCAGCCAACCCAGGATCCGGTGGTCATACAGCCCTAACTCGTCGGGACGGTCCCAATCAACCCACACCACGGTGGCAACGGTGCTGTCCATTTTCCGGGCGAAGTCGACTCCAGCCACCAGGGGAGAGCGCCAGTAGGCCGGGACGACCGGCATGGTGGAATCACCAAGCTCATCGAATCGAGACTCCACGATGAGTTGCCCTCGCTCCAGGAGCCACTCCAGCCGGTAGTTGAGTCTGAACTCATCGCTATCCTCTCCGATGCGCTGAGCCTCACCTCTGATGTAGGTGGCATAGTTGCGATTAAACTTGGCGCAGTAATGCCAGTCGAAACGGAAGTGATTTTTCTTCCCGCCCCGGCGTAACTCCATGCGCCGGTTGTGCTGAATGGTCTTGTAGAACACGCCCTTCACGATGTCGGGAGTGCCGGTCATGACCATGGTGGCCAAGTAGAAAGCACCCATGGGGGAGATGCTCTTGTCCAGGACGTATTGGTCCACGGACTGGCTCTCGTCCACGAAGATGATGTGGTAGCTCTTGGACTCGATCTTGGCCCTGGGGTTGGCCGTCTGCATGGCGCAGAAGCTCTGGCACTTCTTCAACTTCACTTTCCGTGATCCTGGGCGAACCTGGTCATCGATCTCGGGATCGGCCAGCATCTCGTCAGCCCGTTCCGAGGTCAGCCGATCCACCACCCGCCCGAAGAGGGTCTCGACCTGCTGTTCAACGGGGGCGAAGCAGCCGATCATGACCCCCTTGGCGAACTTTTGGAGCGGCTCAAACTCGGGGAAGATCTCGGCCAGGCGCGGCAGCAGGATCATCAGGCTGGCGGCGACGTTGGCAACGACCTCCGTCTTGCCCGATTGGCGCGACAGTTCCCCGGTGATGGTGGCGCCGTCGCCGGAGATCACCGACTCGATGATGCGGCGCCCGATGGCCTCCTGGTAGGGGAACATCTCCACGCCGGAGAACATGACGGTGAAGGCCCACACCTTGTCGACCAGCCTGTGGACAAAGTCCTGATCGGCAGGGTTGAGCGGCTCCGGCGCATAGCGCGCCAAATCATCGGAGAGGCCCTCTTCATCGAGGATCTCCTCCTCCACGTCCAGGCCAGGATCCTCGACGTACGTCACTCAACAACGGTAGGTGGGGGCCACTCAGCCCCCTCGACCACCCGCTGTGGCCATCTACGAGAAAAATCCTTGTGGAACGTGACAGAAAGTGGTAGGCATTTTTGACGCCGTGTACCCTCTCCCCCGACTAGACGCATAACGTCTACTGGAAAGGCGCAGAAAAAAAGCGTGTAAGTTGTTGTCCGGTTCGGCCTAAAAAAATCCTGGGCCAGCCGCCCCGGCGAGAGGTACGGCGATGCGATCCTATGTGCATTACGCCCCGACCTGGTTCGACACCGAGAACTGTCCGCTCATGCTGTCAGGGCGGCTATGCCTGATCCAATTCACCATCGGAACCATCCTGCTGCTCTGCACCATGATGACTGGAAGCGGGCGGCACATCTCGCACGACGAGATCGTCCGCATGCGTGACCTGGTCCGAGGCTACACCCCACAGGTAGAGAAGCATCACCCTGAGGATCCACCTGGTCTGGCTTTGGCCTGGGATAGCACCCTTGCGCTCTTCGATCGGCTGGTGACAAACCGCAACTCAGTCAGTGCCGGTTGGGTCCGGGCGATCCGCCGCACCTCAACGGAGTACCAGGAGCATCGCCTGAACAATGGCCAAGACCGTTTCGCGAAACTGCGAGCAATCACCGACGCCTTCCTAGACCAACTGGCCGAGGAGCAGCCCGAAGAACCAGCCCAGACATTAACGCCGGTCACACATCTCCCTCTGGGCGTACGCATCCGGGACCGGCGCAAAGCGGCGGGCCTAACCCAGAAGGAGCTTGCTCACCGGACCGGCAGGAGCCTGATGACGGTCAACCGGCTGGAGAACGACCAGGGCCGGGAGCCATCCCTGGAGACACGCCGCCGACTGGCCCGAGAACTGGGTGGCAACCCCTCCGATTACACCAGGGACTGACAGCCCCAGTCGGCTCTGTGCGGACCCAGTCGGCTAGGAGCAGTCACAGCCGTCACTATAGACGAGTTACGGCTACCGCATAGGCCGCATATTTGACTTCATATAGCTGTGTAAGACGAGGGCACATTCACGGCATTATCCGCAGGTCGTAGATAGACGCAACACGTCTAGTGGTGGATTTTCCAACACCCGCGATTCGGCCCTTGACAGCCGCCCCAAACGCGGGCATTGTTCGGGGTTACCGCTCCTTCTCTGGTGGGGGGACGGCTGGAACGCTGGACTATTGGACCTCCCTTGAAGAATCAGGGCAGGGCCGGTAAGGGGATGGGAATGGACGGAGGGTCAGTACCTCCATGCTCTGACCTGGGTCAGAGCGTGGAACACAGCCTGTTGCAGTGGCTGGGGCGGAAGGCGAACCGGCGGGGGATAGTCCTGATGGACTACGACCGGCTGGAGGACCGGATGTACCGGGAGGAAGGGATCCGGTACCCCAGGGAGATGCTGAGGCATCTCATCGATGGCGACTACATCGAGAAGGCCCACGAGGGCGAACCGATCCGGTTTCGGATCCTGGTCAAATGTCTCTGCCGAGAGGATTGCTTCGCTCCCCGCGGCGAAGCCGCCGGAGGGACTAGTCTAGCGGCGAAGCCGCTGGGTACTAGGCCCGACCGAGCGGAGCTTCGGAGGCCGAAGGCCGGAGAAGCGGAAGCGAGCCAACGAATAACTTCGTGCCTCACTACGCCGCCCAGCCGAAAAAGATGGCCACCGAATATGGAGTTGGCCAGAAACTATTTCCCACAGCTACTGCGCCAGCACGGAGTGGCTCACGCCCTGGCGGTCAATGATCACGTTCTGTTCTCTCGCCGGTTGCTGGCCTGGCATGACAACGACGGCCTCAGTTACACCACGATCCAGTTGATGATGCAGGAGTTCGCTCGTCACCCCGAGTGGTACCGGAATGCTCGCAGCATGCCCTGGAGAGTCTTTGTCTACCGAGCCGGGGATATCCACACCTTGATCCTGTACCAGCAGCGGAAGGATCCCAGCAACCGCCGATTCAGCAACGGTCACACAGGCGAGGGCAGCTACTGGAATCGTCGTCCCACCCCGCGTACATCATTTGTGTCATGACCGTCCGCACACCTCTGTGGTACCGGGGGCGCGCCACCCCGGACTTCCTCACCGACGAGCGGCGCGGCTGCGTCGGCAAGCGAGACCTGTACTTCGATGAGAGCATCGAGGCCCTGGCTGCCTGCCAGGCCATCTGCGTCATCTGCCCCGTGTTCCAGGCGTGTACCCGCTGGGCCATGGCCCAGCACCGGGAGGGGAACCTGGAGTTCGGCATCTTCGCCGGACTCACCCCCCACGTCCGGGACAAGATCGTGGACGGCAAGACCCACTACTACGACTGGCGGCGGGAGTGGAACCGGCGCCACTACGTCTCCCGCATCGCCGCCCAGTCGTCGCGGGCCGCTTACAAGGCAGGCCGGGGCAAGCGCGCCCAGGCCAAGGCCGAGATGCCGCTCTGTCGTTTCTGTGGGCAGCAGGACCGGGTGTGTCGCTACGGGCGCGACCGGGGCCACCAGCGTTATCGCTGTTATGCCTGTCGGGCCTCGTTCCTGGGGGAGGAGATGCTGTGAAGCAGGTCTTTCCGTACTACCTCGACAAGACCCTGGACGCCTTTGAGGCCAGCAACCCCAGTCAGGAGAAGGCCCTGGCCATCACCTGGGGCTACATCTCCGACCTGCCGGGGATGAAGGCCACCGGCAAGGGCCTGACCTTCGTGGGCCAGAACGGGGTGGGTAAGACCCACTTGGCTTGCAATGTCATGGCGGCGGCGGGGCAGGCCGGGTTCAAGATCGAGTGCATCGAACTCAGCACCTACATCGACCTGCACCTGGAGATGTTCCGGGTGAACGGGCGCCTGCGGGAGGGCTTCGATGAGGACTCGGAGCGCTCGTTCTACCTGGATGACCAACTGCGCTACATCAAGCGGGTGCAGTTCCTGCTGCTGGACGACCTGGGCCGGGAGCATGAGTCAGCGTCGGGCTGGTCGAACGAGCGCATCTTCGACCTGCTCCGCTATCGGCACAACCGCAACCTGCCCACCCTGATCACCACCAACATCCCCGTCGACAACCCGGATGCCGAGACGGATTTGAATCGGCGCTATACCGAGGGCCTCTCCAGTTTCCTCCAGGAGGCCACGATCATCGTAGAGATAGAAGGAGAGGACTACCGGTGGAGAGGGGCCAGTTAGGCATCGACGCGGAGCGCCGGATGATCTTCATCTGGGAGGGGGCGGTCGCCACCCTGCCGGACGCCTACACCATCCAGATGCTGGAGCGCTACAAGCGGCGCCTGCACCTGTGGGACCAGGCCGTGGACTACTGGCAGGTCAGCGAGTACGCCATCAAGTGGATGTGGACCGTCTTCGTGCGCTCCCGGTTCCGGGTGGACATCTGCATCACCAGCCGTCAGCCGGAGTTCGCCCAGGCGGTAGCCCGGAAGTGCGAGCGTCGGAACTGGCCGGTTCGCTATGTGTTCGCTGAGTCAGCACCGACACTGGGCCGCAACCTGCCCACCATGCCCGACGTGGAGCGGGTGTGCTACGGGCTGGAGGAGCATCGTTGGTCCTTCGGCCCGCAGGGCTACCGCCTAACCCGTGACTCAGGACAACTCGTCTGATGGACACGGAATGGTCACTCCTCTCTAAAACGGTGGAGGTGCGCGGCTTCCAGGCTCTGGCGCAGGCCCGCATCACCCAGTCCTTCTTCATGGATCCCGACAACGCCGCTGTCTACGGCTGGATGCTCGATCATTGGACCAGGTACGGGGAATCTCCGGGCGAGGAGGCTTTCCATCACGAGTACCCCGCCGACAACCTGATCGAAACGCCCGAGCCGCTGGCCTATTACATCGATGAGCTACGGGAGGCGTACCGCTACGGGCGCCTGACCGGCGTGATGGACAGCGCTCGTGATGCCCTCAAGAACCATGACACCGGCATCGCCACCAAGCTCCTGGCCACGGGCCTGGAGGCCCTCCAGATCGAGGTAGTCGATCTCCAGGACGATGCCCTGACCGAGACTATGGAGCAGCGCGTGGCCTACTACGACAATCTCTCCACCCAGCGCGGCCTTCTTGGGTTGCCCACCGGGTTCCCCACCATGGACCGGGCCACCAACGGTCTACAGAAGGGCCAACTGGTGACCCTGACCGGGCTGCAAAAGAAGAAGAAGTCCATGCTGCTGATGTGCATGAGCATCGCCGCCCACCGGGCGGGGGGGCGCACCATGTTCGCCAGCTTTGAGATGTCCAACACCGAGCAGGCCACCCGCCACGATGCCCTCCGCTCCGGGATCAGCCTGAACCGGTTGCAGGCGGGTAAGCACACCCCCGACGAGCGCCAGAAGCTCATCCGGATGATGCACGAGCTTGACGGCATGCAGCCGCTGACCCTGATCTATGACCCGGCGGGCACCACCACGGTTTCAGCCATTGCCGCCAAGATCAGCCAGCACCGGCCCGACGTGGTGTTCATCGACGGCACCTACATGATGGACGCCGAGGGGGTCAACGCCGAACCGGGCAGCCCCCAGGCCCTTACGTCGATCACCCGCTCCCTGAAGCGACTGGCCCAACGAGTCGAGATCCCCATCGTGCAGACCACCCAGAGCTTGACCTGGAAGGCCAAGCGGGGCCTGACCCTGGACTCCATCGGATATTCGTCGTCGTTCGCCCAGGACAGTGACGTGATTTTTGGCGTGGAGGAGATCAAGGAGGACGGCGAGGTCAACGACCACGAGATGATGCTGCGGATCATCGCCAGCCGGAACTGCCCACGCACCGACGTGCGCCTGGCTGTTGACCTGGACCGGGGCACCATCATCGAGACAGAAGAAATAGCCAAGAGCTACGAGGCGGATGACAAATTTGATTGAGGATCTGCTTGACCACATCGGCGTCGAGGACATCCGGCCCCTGGGCCAGGAGGTCCAGGCCCGCTGCCCCCAGCACGAGCAGCGCACCGGGGAGCGCGAGCATCGGCCCGACCACTGGTCGATCAACCGGATGTCCGGCGCCCACCATTGCTTTAGCTGCGAATACAGCGGCAGCCTAACCCGGCTGATCATGGACATGACCGGGATGGGCCTGTGGGAGGCCCACCAGATGCTGCGGCAATTCGACGTGGAGTTGGGCGGCATCGAGGAGGCGCCCTGGGAGCCGCCGGTCACCGCCACCGTCGAGCGCCGCTTGGACGACTTCGACGTGCCACCCCCACGGGCACTGAAGCGGCGCCACATCACGGTGGAGTCGGCGCTGCGCTACCGACTCAAGTGGGACCACGACGAATCCGCCTGGGTTATCCCCATCATTTCCCCGACTGGGGAAACCTGGGGCTGGCAGTGCAAGTTCCCGGACCGGATCCGCAACTACCCTCCCGGCATCAAGAAGGGGCGCACCCTCTTCGGCCTCGACGTGCTTCGGGCCAGTCACGTCGTCCTGGTGGAGTCGCCGCTCGACTGCGCCTACCTGGACAGCATCGACGTCCCGGCAGTCGCCGCCTTTGGCTGCCAGATCTCCGACCGGCAGATGAAGCTGCTCATCGAGCGCTGCGACCAGGTCATCCTGGCTCTGGACAACGACAAGGCGGGAATCGCGGAGACTCGGCGCCTCCTAGAGGAGAAGTGGCATCACCGATTGCCGATCCTGGTCTTCGACTATGCCGGTCTGAAGGGCAAGGATCCAGGGGAACTGACCCGTCACCAGGTGGCCAATGGCATCGAGGACGCGGTCCTAGCCTCGTTCTGGTGATCAGCCCTTCTGGCGGGTGTTCCTCACTGGAGGCGCACCCTTGGGATCCTTCTTGTCCATCTCTCTCTGCGCCTTGCCTTTCTCCTTCCCCAGATGAGACTCGGCCTTCTTCGCCGTCCTCTTCGTCGCCTCACGGACCTTCTCCCTGGTTGCCATGACCTTCAAGGGTACGCTCTACCCCTTCCAGCACGAGGCCGTGCAGAAGATGATCGACCAGCAGAGGCTGCTGGTGGCTTATGAGATGGGCCTGGGCAAGACCGTGCTGACCATCGCGGCCATCGAGAGCCTCATTGACGACGGGAAAATCGGCGGGGGGTTTATCGTCTGTCCCGCCTCGATTAAATTGCAGTGGCGCCGCATGGTCGAGGAGTTCGCCCCCGAGGCCACCGTGATCGTGGTGAGCGGTGACGCTGACCGGCGGGAGCGCCAGTACCGAGAGTACAAGTCCGGCGGCGGCGAATACCTCGTGGTCAACCCCGAGCAGTTGGTCAACGACTGGAACATCATCCGCAAGCTGCCCCGCGACTTCATCGTGGCCGACGAGGTGCAGTGGGCCAAGAACTTCAAGCCCCAGCGGTCGAAGAAGCTCAAGCGGCTGCGGGCCACCTACCAGTGGGGCCTCACCGGCCAGCCGATCGAGAACCGGGCCGAGGAGATGTTCTCGATCATGGAGTGGGTCAACCCCCACGTCCTGGGCGACTTCCGTAACTTCGACACCGCCTTCATCAAGCGGGACAACTGGGGCCGGGTCCGGTTCTACCGCAACCTGCCCACCCTGCACCGGCTGGTGGGCGATCACATGGTCAGACGGACCCGCGCCGAGGTGGCAGACCAGCTACCGGCGGTCCAGGAGCAGAACCTGATCATCGAGATGGACCTGGAGGGCGTCCGTCTCTACCGGCGCATCGTCGGGCACCTGATGGGTGACCTGCAGGAGGCCATGAACACCTGGGGCAACTTCTCCCTGGAGGGCCTCTACCGGGGCGACGACCAGGGCGAGGTCCGGGGCCGCATCATGTCGAAGCTGGTGTGCCTGCGGATGCTGTGTGACCATCCCGAGTTGCTGCGGATCTCTGCCGCCCACTACCGGGGGGTACTACCTGGCTCCCGGAGCGGCTCCGAGTACGCCAACGACCTCCAGCAGGCCGGACTCCTAGAGCGTTGTAAGAAGACGCCCAAGCTCGATGCCGCCGTGGAGCTTATATGCGACATCCTCGACGCGGATCCGCGCAACAAGATCGTTTTCTTCAGTTTCTTCCGGGACATGCTGGACCTGGTCGCCGCCGCCACCGCCAACCTGACCAAGTCGGTGCTGTTCACCGGGGCCGTGTCCACCAAGGCTCGCGACGCCGCCAAGCAGCAATTCGCCACTGACCCCGAGACCCGGCTGTTCCTCTCCAGTGACGCCGGGGGCATCGGGCTGGACCTGCCCCAGGCCAA